AGGTGTCTTTTCATTTGCGTTGCTTGGTTACAAGTTCTTTCAATTTGTGCTTCACTCTCACGACCTCGCCGTTCAAATGTGGCGCGTTCTCGGCGGCAGTCACCAGCATCTCTAACTCCCGGCGGTCCTCGGGGCTGGCTGCCTCGACGGCTTGCTGGGCGGCTTCCGGTCCCGGAACGTCCTGGGCAGATTCCCCCATCGCTTGATTCACTTCTAATTGCTGGTCTAGTTGCTCGTCAAATTGTTTTTGTCGCTTTTCAGTTCCAGTCATCGGCTCTTCCATCACCACGATCTCACCAGTGCCGTTCAAAACGTGATCGCCTGGCTGCGGCATTTCCAGACCGGCACGTTTGTAAATCGGTTCCGCAATGACGGGCACCCGGCTCTGGCTCATCTTCGTCATGTAATCCGCTTGTTCGGTCGCGCTCAGTGGGCGGGTCAGGTCGCATTGCACGGTCGGGCGTTCCGGCCGGCGCAGATAATCTTTCCCGTAATTCACCCGGCAAATGCTTTCCGCAAATTGTTCTGTCAGGATGCGCGCCACCTGGTTGGCGTAGTGCTCAATGATCTCCGTCCGTACGCTGTTGTGCACGTCACCTAAAGCCCGGCTGCCGCTGTCGCCGACATCGCTGGTCAGCGTCTGGCCTAGCAACAGCAATTGGCAGGCTTCATCGGCTAATTTCATCATGGCGATCTGCGCGTTATCGCCGCCCATGCTATGCGCCGGCGTGATCTTGATGTTCGTGTTTTGTCCACGTGTCGGGTAAACCACCCAGCCCTGAGCGGCGGCTTGCTGGGCGATCCGCTCGTACTTGTCCACCATCGCGGGATCTGTCTGATCAACATCGTAAGCCAACTCAAAAAACGGGTTCCCGTACTTCTGCATGTAAGTGATGGCGAAGTCACGGCCGTAAGCCACTATTGCCCAGATGTCCGCTAGGGTCCGCATCATGCCGGCGGTCAGCGGGCTGCCGCTCTTGCTCTTGAGCTTTGCCACGATGAACTTGTCGGGATCGTTCATCAGGTTTTCCGTCACCTGACTGGCAAATCCCATCTGTCCGGAATCGCTGGCTTGAGCCACGCCGATGCGGCCATCGGGGCTGAATGCGTAGTTTCGCGGGTTCACCCAGGCGGTGGCTCGGACAAGGCTCTCGTTCCGGCCTTCGGGGTCAGTGGCGTCCTCGTCCCATAACATTTCACTGATGCTGATCCCCATCGGGATAAAATTGCAGATGTCGAAAATCATTCCGAAACAGCCATCTTCATCGGCGAATCGGTCGGGGTGAAAGCCTTCGTTGAGTGCCCGGTTCACAAGGTCGGCCTTTTCCATCGCGCTGGCGGTCGGGCGTTTTCCGGGGAGCGTGTAAGGATGCGCGACATACTTGGCGCTGGCGATTGCCGTCTTCAATTCCGCGAGGCATTTTTTGTAGCAGGGCCAGCTTTGCTCCATGCGCTGGTTGAGCATGTACTGGTTCCAAAGGTTGCCGGCGGCGGCCTGGCGCAGGATGCTCTCGATCTGTTTACGATTAATTTTGCTGGGGAGCGTAAGGTACCAGTCATCAAAACTTGAGGAAGGAACAGAACGGTCTTGTAAAGAGTCACCCCTCCTTTGGGTTGTTGGAAATGTGACTGGCAATTCACCGGTGGCCTTGACGTAGGGCAGCATGGCCAGTTCGCGGGTGATCTTCTGGGCGGCCTCGGGCTGGGCGGCGGCAACCTCGGCCAGCGCTGTCCGCATGGCGAAATTGCTGCCGGCGGCGCTAAACTGGCGCCATGGCGGGGTGATCTGAAAACCAAATATTTTTGGCATCTCCCCAAGCATTACGCTAGGGGGCATTTTCCTTGCAAACTATTTTTATCGGAATTCTGGCAGGCTAAACTCCGCACATACCTTCGCACTCGTTGTTGAACATGTTGATCTGGCCACGTTCTTCCTCGGTGGAAAAATCAATTGTGTCAAGAGGCAAGCAAGACCGGTGAAGGAATGGGGTGGAGCTAAAATTGTTGGTACTGGCTTTGCTGGCTTGGACGGCTTTTTCAAATTGAACTGCTTTCTCAAACTCCTTTGGCTCGCTGGATTTTAGTCGTGACCATTCGCGGTTATTGTGAAAAGGACAATAAACGCAGGCGCTCCGCGGCGGCTTCGGATAACCATTTTTCTCCATCCATTGCAAGCAATCATGCCGATTCATGCGAGCATCCACCAACGGCCATCGGTGCTCTGCCCATGGTTCGCGGCTTTCCTTCATGCGGACAATTTCATCCAGTGAAATGCCAATCCATTGAATAACACCGACGGTTTTCTGTCCGCGTTTGATGCCACCTATCTGGCGAGCCAGTTTTAGCAATGGTTTGATTTTATAATCCGCCGTGCATGACCGGTGGGTTATTCTTCCGAGTTGGTTGTCTTTGGAGAGTGTCCAAAACGGAATATCCGTTGTGGCAAACTTCAACCCATCACTTTTCCTCGTCCGCATAACGATAGCGGCGGCTGAAAGCTTTCCTCGCGTCACGGTATGCACTGGAAAAGGAAGTTGCTTTTGGAGCCACCTTAACCATTCGTAAACGCTTTCCGGCTCGTCCTGGGTATCCGCAAAAATTGCCGCTGTTGGCATCGGCGTTATCTCTCCTTTTGAGGCCATCAATGCCATGCAGCTTGATTGGACACCGGCCCCTAGGCTGATGATATGGATTGGTGTTGTCATAAAAGAATCACCCCGCGCCAGTGTCGCCATTGGAATTGTGACGTTCGCGGATGGCTATTCCGGCGCGGGGTAAGGTGTTGGTTAACGAACGTCACGCCGGCATCATGGCGCAACGGCTGAATTTTTGCAAGCAAAAACCCCGGCAGCCAAGCCACCGGGGTTGATCTTCGGCGCGGCTCAGCCTCCGATGGCGATTCCCGCTTGCACGTCTGCTGCGGCGATGGCTGCGGTGGCGGCTCCATCCTCGGCCACCGCTGCGGCGTTGATTGCTTCCGGCGATGGTGCGGCGACGGGCGCCGCCATCGCTACCGGCTCCTGCGGTGGCGGGTTTAGCGCCGTCCAGCCATCCTCGGCGTGAACGCACTGGTCGGTTTTCACCTCGAATGGCAGCATCCCGGCCGGTCGCAGTAATGTGGCGTTGCAGCAGTGGCTGGCCGGGATCATGTCCAGCAGGATGCCGACCTGAATGTTTCCGTTGTAGTCCTTCTTGATGACCGGGTCACCGGCCTTGGCTTCACGTCCGTTCTTGTAATGCATACTCTATCCTTTCGTGTGTTGTGGTTTTGGTTTAACTGCGACTAAAAATCGTTGACTGGCGTTTTCGGTTTGGTTGGTGCTGGTATAACCGGCTTGGCGACGGCTGGCGGTTTGACCTGGTGTGCAGCTTTGTAAGCCTGGTTCACCGTGTCGGGATTCTTTCCCACGATGTTCGTCTCGCCTTCCGGTATCGGCTGGAACAGTGCGCACGCTCTCCGCTTACCTTTCACGCGCGGCGCTGGCGTGATGGTTTCCGATTGCGCTCCGTTCTGGAACATGGCCGGCGGCAGGCCGTAGCATTTGCCGTCGGTGTAGCCTGCGAAGATTTCGCAGAATTTGCATTGTGAACAGGTTGGTTGGCTCATGGTGTTGGTTGGTTAGAGTCCTAGGTCGGCTGGTGATAGGTATCCTACATCGAAAGTCTGCGGCAGGTTCTGTCCTACCCGGATTCCGGCGGCACTGGTGAATCCTCCCTGGGTGTTCGTCAGCAGCATTATCCCACCGCTTAGTGTGTCAACCTGGTCGTCATGGCTGTAGCTGTCGGGGTCGTCGCTGAAATTCTCTAGCTCGCTTAGGAAGGCGTCATTCCAGTCACCTTCTACCAGTATGATGTTGCCAGCCTCGGCTTGGGTCATGGCTGGCTTGGCGCGTTCGTACTTATTCTTAGTCGGCTTATTCGTCTTAACCACAAACCCGGCTAAGTAGACCATGTACTCGGCTATCTCAAAGTCGCCGGCGCTGGCTGGGTCGCCTTCCAGGGCCACCTCGGTGCGCGTGCTGTCGCTGCTGGCGATATTCTTGATGCGGGTCTTTACCCCGAGGGGACGGTCGCGGAATCGTTCCACGTGCATGACGAAGAACCGGCCATCGGGCGTGCGGCGGATTTTTGTGCCTACGGTCCAGTCCGGGTCGGGGTGCTCCGGTGTCGCTATGCTGCTGGCGCGGTCCCAGTATCTCAGCGTTCTTCCCTGCATCGGCACGGTGCTAAACGGCACCACCGGGAACCAGCTACGCTGAAAGCAAGTCCCGGCGGTGGCGCGTACCTTCCAGTTGCCTTTGAGCAGGCGAGCTCGGTCCACGGCCGGCAGCGCCATCAGGTTGCTGATGTAGGTCGGGTCCTCCTTCATCAGAATCTTGTTGTCAGTCACCTTGGACGGGATGAACGTCACACTCTTTGGCATCTGATCCTGGCCGTAGGTGGCGATCAATTCTTCCTTGGTGTCTGCCCAGACAAGGTTCTCGTTGATGCGGACGAACCAGCGTAGGACTCCGCTGCGCTCGGGGATGGGGTATCCGGTGTTCGGGTCCAGCCACCATGAAATAAATTTGGCTACCCAGCTATCCGGGTCGGGGTTGCATGTGGCGCGCATGTAGCCTGGTATTCCGCTTGCGCTGCGATTACGGCTCATCATGTAGAAAAACTGGCGCTCGGTAAAATGCACCAACTCATCGAAGAAAATTGCGGGGATCTGGCTTCCTTGCCATTTCTCGACGTCGCGGTCTAATTGGAGGTGGTCGAAGCCAACGGAGGCGCCTGATTGAAATCGCCAGAGCAGTTTCCCTTCCACGCCTTGGCCGCCTACCAGCGGGTAGAATCGCTGGCTGGTGTCCCATAAACCGCCTTCTTTGGTGATCTGTGGGGATTCGCGGCGGAATATCACCCCGCGAAACATCGGATTTTTGATCCACTTCAACATCTCGAACAGAAGCATGATGGTTTTACCCCCGCCGGCGCTCCCGCCAAAGATGAGAATGTCGGCGGTGCTTTCGAGGGCTTGCCATTGCGGTCCTTTTTGGGCCTCGATCTTGATCGGTTCTGTGGATTGCTCGACTTGCATCAGGTCACCGGGTTCAGCAGCCAATCTGCCATTTTCCTGATCTGTTCACCGAAGGCGGCGCGCTGCGGCTGCGGCAATGTGTCCGGGATTCGCGGTTTAAACTTCCGTAGCTCTGCGAGCAGGCTTGCCGGCGTCAGTGGACCGGTGTCCGGGGCGGCTGCCGTCAAGATGTCGATATTGGATTGCGCTTTGGTCAAGGCTTCGGTCAGGCGTTCCACCTCGGCGGTGAGGATGGTTGCCGCGGCTTCCCAGTTGTGCCCTGGCTCATCGGTGGCGCGGCAGAAGGCTAATGCGTCCTGGACGGTGTTGATGGGGACGGCTGGTGGCGGTTCCGGCTCCGGGGGTGCGGCGCGGTATTGCTCGGTGGGGTGTTCCCGGGCGGTGACCTTGGCGGCGATCTCCCCGGCGGCTGGTCCCGTGATGGTGACCGGTTCACGGATGCCGGCGGCGTCGGTCAGCACAATTTCGCTTCCCGGAATTCCCGGCGCTGAGTCTGTTCCCCATTTTCCTTCAATCTGTATCCGGTCTGCTTTTGGTCCGTCATGCATCAATGCGATTCCCGGCGCGGGGTCTGGGTCGGGGGGTAGCACTGCCTCGACGTCTTGTTTGGTGACTTTTCTGCCGGCGCATTTTGCCCGATCAACAATCTCCTCCGCAGCCTCGGTTCTTTCCTCTTTTGGCAGCTTTCCGATGGCTTTTAGCTGCTCCGGATTTGTAAACTCAAGTTTACACTTTTCCGGGATGTCCCCGGCGACGTCTGCAGCCTCGATCAGGCGGCCGGCATATTGGCGGCTGAAGTTCCAGCGCTTCTGGCAGTACGCTTCAAAGCTCTTAAATTCAGCACGATAAAGGCGTTTGTCCCTGATCTCCATCAGGGCTTCCCCTACCGTTATGAATTGCTGGACACCGGTTTGGATGGTCTTTTCCAGCTTGGTTAGGCGCAGGCTCTCGGCACCGGTGACCGCATCCTTCTTTGGGGTTATGTTTCTCACGCAATTTTGGCGGTTTTCAAATGGCGGCGAAGCTTGATTGAATGCCGGCGCGCGGTCTTTCCGCTGGTGATGCCTTTCCACGGCTTTGGCTCGACTCTATGAATGCCACCGTCCCGGGCGGTCACGTAAATGGCTCGGCGGTTTCGATCCCTGAGTTCAGTGACTTCTCGGGCGGTACCCGGCTGGGTCACAATGCTGGCCGGCGCGTATGGGATCGTCTTGCATCCGTACATGGCTGGTCCGCTGCGCGTCGGCTTTGGTTTGATGCTTTTTGGGTTCGGCACCAGCGTCATGTTTACCGGGAAACGTTGTCCCCATTGTTTGAATGATTTGCGGTTTTTGTGTGCGGTGTGTTTCATTGGTTCGTTGCTTTCAAATTCTCTAATCCGGTGTCTGGTTGTCCAAGCGCGACC